TCAGTCGGTAATTGCTCCGGTCTCGCTAATTCCTCTGTCCAAAGCAATCGCCTCGCCACGATTGGCTCGTATGATGGCTCGGATTCGCTCGAGTTCTCCAATAATGGTTCCTGAATCATAAACTGTCGCCTCCACCTGCATTCGTGCAGGAGCATACAAACCACGATACTTCGCTCGATGCTCCATAATTTTCAATACTCGATCTAATGCAACGACATCGCCATTAATTGCTTTTGGCCAATAGACACGCTGTAAACGATCAAGACGATCTAGTTCTTCTTCCCTTGCTTCTTGGGCTCCTGCTTCATTCAGAGTTCGCTTCAATGCTCTTTTGTATGCGAGCAATGCGCCCTGGGCACTTGCATAACCAGTTGCTTTAGCAATCTCGTCATACGTCACGCCCATTCGCCTTAATTCAAGGACTTGGCGTTCTTTGTCTATCAATTCTGGATCAGGATTTCTATTGCTCATGTATCTACTGTATCTGCATCATTGAAGCCTTTTAGAAATTGAATGAACTCGTCTGCCGTCATCGGGTCGCTGATCCATTCTTCATCTTCTGACATGCAATTAGTCTTTGTGATGGCTTAGGAACTCGGCTCTAGTTTCTGGCTCATCTCGCATTGCACCAAGAAGCGATGAGGTCGTCATCTTTGCGTTTGCTTTTCTAATCCCTCTCATGCCCATACAAGAATGATGAGAGGTAATAACCACCCCACAACCCAATGGTTTGAGGATGTCTTGAATTGAATGGGCAATTTGTTCAGTCATGCGTTCTTGAACTTGAAGGCGGCGAGCATACATTTCAACTAATCGAGCCAATTTTGATAGCCCGACAATGGATCCATTTGGTATGTAACCAACTGTTGCATGCCCAGTAAATGGAAGCATGTGATGTTCGCACATTGAACTGAACTCGATGCCAGAGACAACAACCATCTCATCGCAGGCTTCATCAAAAGTGGTCGTCAAAATCTCGGTATCTATTTTCTCATACCCATCAGTAAGTTCTTTAAATGCTTTGATTACTCGCTTGGGAGTTTCGATCAAGCCTTCTCGCTTTGGATCTTCACCGATGTATTCAAGAATCCTGACAACTGCTTCTTCGGGACCGCTTTCATTTGCTTCCCAAGGGAATACGATCCAGTTATCAATGACTTTGGCATGAGGAGCAAGATGCGATGGCGAATGCGATTTACGAAACAAAGCATCAAACTGATGGTATTCAGATGCTGTCCTGCCAGAGTCAACAAGATCATCAACAACTAAGCAACCGCCGTTGTATTCATCGAGCAATGGGACTCCGAGGATCTGAGCGACCATGATCGCAACATAAGTGCCGCCTCTTGGAACACCCCAAACGCCGGAAATTGGCTGAGTATCCCATCTGCCGGCTAATTCCCTTGATAACTGCTTTAACTGCTCGAAATCGGCGTATAACGGCATTTCAGGGCGTTTCATGATTAGTGACCTCTTTCGGATCCCCACAAAAGAATGTGAAGACGATACGAGAAGTTCATGCCATTCTGAATTGCTAATTCTGCAACCCATTTCGCTTTGTCATTAATTTCTTCAAGCGTTCGACCCTCTGGCATCAAATACGTCTGCTTGCGAGGCAATTTCAAATCAAGGATCTCATCAATGTCGCTTGGATCTGTTATGACAAACTTGAAAATTGAATTGAGCGGGTATGAAGCGAGAGCCTTTGGGCGGATCCCATTGCCATTGCCAGAACTTAATAACTTTGGAGAAATGTTCCAGCGTGTTCCAAGTGGCGCACCAATAGGGTAGGGGCGAGTCCCATTAGTCTCAACTTCTGCGCTGATCCCGACAAGTTCGAGTGCGTTGAGTAATCGAATCAATGCTCTGCTTTGAACTAATGGCTCGCCACCGGTTATGACAACATGATTGGCAAAGCGGACTTCGTCAACCACATTGGCGATCTGCATGACTTTTTCTTCTTGTTTCTTGTCAAACTTTTTCCCATTTTTGCCCGACCAGTCCCATGTGTAGGGAGTGTCACACCATGAGCATTCGAGATTGCATCCACTTAGTCGAATAAACCAACATTGTTTACCGACAGATGCGCCCTCGCCTTGAAGTGTCGGTCCAAAGATCTCTGAGACTCTCAAACTTGAAGCAAGATGGGCTGAAATTGCGACTTCGTAACTCATTCGACAATCGCTTTCGATGTCGGAGTTTCCCAGACTTCAATTTTGACAAGCCTGATGTTATTTCTCCAATGACTTTCAATGATAGGAGCAAGCCGATCAAAGATGTCTTGAGCCATGTTTTCAGCAGTCGGGATGAAAGGAACGATGACGATCTTCCAATCCGGCGATCCATGCTCCAATGATGAGCGCATAATGTCATCATTTTCATAAACGACAAAAGCGTGATCATAAACATCGTGAACGTATTCAGTCATCCAAGCCTTTAGGTCTGAAAAATCAACAAGCATGCCATTGTCGGCGGCTCCATCTTCATTAATTAATTCACCAGCGCATGTTGCTCGGACACGATAGCGATGCCCATGCGGATTGAAGCATTTACTGGCATGATCTGGGACGCGATGCCCTGTATCAAACTCGACTTCTTTAGTTAAGGACATTCTCATTGTTCTCCCCTTTTATGTTTTTCAATCGCTTCCCATGCGAAATCGTAATCTTCGTAAAGAGTTGGATCCTCTACACCTGACAGCATAAAGGCTTCTCTGCGCTCAACACAAGTGCCACATCTGCCACAATGAATCTCGCCACCTTTATAGCAACTCCAAGTATCATTCCAATCAACATGCATTGCATGACCTAATGCGGCAATGTAAGCCTTGTCAGTCGTTATGAATGGGGAATAGATTCCTTCAAATGCGCCTTCAGTAAAGAGATCATCGGCGGCCAAAGACATCGCCATACTAAGCGCATCAACAAAAGCAGGTCTGCAATCTGGGTAAATAAAATGATCGCCACCATGAACGGCTGTTGCAACAAAATGCGATCCAATGTTCATTGCGGCTCCTGCGGCGATTGACAGCATTATTGCATTGCGGTTCGGCACTACTGTTTGTCGCATCGTTAAATCTGCAAAGTGACCATCAGGAACTTCTTTGCCAAAAGTCAATGCTGAAGAAGTAATCAATTCCGTAATGCCAGTCAGATCAATGATTCGATGTTCAAATCCTAATTTCTTGCAAGTTATTGCAATAAAATCAAGTTCTTTTTTATGCCGTTGTCCGTAATCAAATGACAAAACAAGAGTCTCAAATCCTCTCTCATTTAAATCATACAGAAGAACCGTTGAATCCATTCCCCCTGATGCAATCGCAACTGCTTTATCTTTCATGTCATCTCCTTCAATAGCGGCGCAATAAGTCGAAGATCTTGAGGTGTCAGAACGTTATGAACATTGATGCCATTTTGCCCATCGGATCCAAATGAAGGTGCGCTAATTTCACCAAAGCGTTTGCGCAAAAACTTTTGCAGATTGACAGAACTTCTGGCGGCGAAATAAATAACGAGCCCCCAATTTTCAGGTGTTGAAGTCGAAATCTGAGATGGGTTGAGATCATAGAGTCTCTTTAGTTCATCTTTGAGCAAATAAGCATCTTTTCCATTTGCTTGATACTGCCATCGTTTAAGAGAACGATCATCGTGAAGAACAAAACTGCCCCACCGTTGACCGCTTTTAAATGCTGATGAATCAACAGAATAGAAAGGAACTTGAGATACAAGCCGAGTGCCAGAGCATCCCCAACCATGAAATCTAACTTGAGGATGATGATCTCTGACGTATCGGAATACTTCGACAAACCATCGAAGTAGATTCTTTGCGTCTCGAACTCCAACGGATCCGCCAAGTCCAAAGAAATCAATACTTGAATCAAATGCAATGTATTTGCTAATTAATGTCGGCGAGGCTGGATAATGAATTGTTGGAATTATGTCAAGACCTTTGTTGCGCAAGTATTTAAAGTTTTCAAATGAACCATCTGCATCGCCAATAACATCAAGCGATGCCATCCAGCAAACATGATTTTTAACAACATGACACCACTCTGCGTATTCATCAATGTCAATAACTGCGCCAATGCTTGCGACAGAGTATGCCCCGGAATCTGCAACAAATCGATACCCGAGTTTTGATAATGCAATTACTTCTTCTGGCTCTGACACCGTATGAAATGAGAGAAGCGCATTGAATCGTTTAGGTATTGTCAGCGTTGTATCTGCAAGAAGAATTGCTTGCCGGGCTGAGGAAGAACTCATGTGACCTGATCGAGCAATCGATTCAATTTTTCATCATCGCTGAGGCTTGGATCAATGAATGCTGATTTCCAACGATTCAATGTTGCTCGAGTTACTTTAAGAAGAAGCGAGTATTCATCAGGGACATCTTGAGTGTTGCCTATTTCATTCGCTAATGCATCAAGATCGGGTGGAGTTAATTGATGCAAAAGATCAGTCACGTCTTGCTCGATGTATCCTGTGCCAGCCAAATCAATGTCGCTAATCATTGCAAGCAATAATTCAGGATCGTATGTTCCTAATTGCGAAGTTCGATTGGCCGCTAAAGAATACGCTTTTGCAGTCGCTTCATCCATGTCAACAAAGATAACTTCTAATGAATCCCAACCAAGTTGCTTGGCGGCATCAAGTTGATGATTACCATCAATGACGATTCCAACCTCATCGCCTGTTCTTCGAGCAACGATTGGTTTGACTTGCCCAAAGCGAGAATAGGATTCTGCAATCGCATCAACATCTCCCATTCGAGGATTGCCTGCTAAATGAGCAAGATTATTTAACGGAACTCTAACTGGCTTCATGCCTCCCCTTTCATTCTTACATCTTTACTTCTAGCACAGAAAATGGTCTGCGAACAAGGGTGCAATGCGCTTCTGATGCTTTAAGCGCAGTTAGAACGCTTGCTTTGTCAATGTGGTCAGCATACAAGGAGCCAAATGCGACTGATGCGCCGGATCCTATTGCGTTGTATGCGCCGTCTGCATCGCCTCTTGATTCGATGACCGATAAATCATCTTGGATTTCAAACAGTTTGCCTTTTTCAATAACAAGAAGCGACCATTCTGTTTCGGTTGTTTTGAATTGCTTAATAAATAATTCAATTTTTGGATTTTGCATTCTTTCAAATTGATCAAATGCTTGAGATCCTGCCTTCCATGATCCAGCAAAGCCAACTAACAGACCGCCAATGTTCTTAATTTTCGGCGTATTGCTGATCGTATACAGATTTTCATCATCAACAGAAATTGAATCACAACCCATGTATGCGCCGCTTTGAGTCACAAGCCCAACAACGCATGTCATTTTTTAAAAAATAGTGAAATTACCATGATCAATGATGCGAGTGCAGAAGCATCCATCAGGATAACGCCGAACCACATCAAGGCATGCATCAGAGAGTCGCCATTGCATACAACAAAGCAATCATCCAAACAACAGTCAATGCTTCAAGTAAATACTTCATCATTCACCCTTCATCCTAAAGACTCGATGGCCTTTCTTTGGTTTCATAAACTTAGCAAAGATTTCTGGATGCTCAAGTTTAAATGCTTTTTGATCAAATGATTCTGAATCTTTTGTTGACTTGTAGGTAAATAATGCATTTCCTTGATACTCCATAGTGTCTCCTTCGCCGATAGCAATTTCAAGCCGGGCTCGCAATTCTTTAAGTCGAGCCTCACCTTGAGCGACCTCATCTTTGACTTTGGTGTAGATCGTGTATGTCTCAAGAATGAAATCATCTGCCTGAACGATGACACCTTCTTTGCTCTCGGGATACATTTTGCCAATCGTCTCAAGAGTGCTTGTATGTCCGTCAGGATCGGGCTCGATGCCGGTCTTTACGAGATCCCAAAACAACGTCTCTCGCTTTATGCAATCAAATCGTTCTTCTGCTGAATACTCTCGATCTCTGACGATCAATCCTTCGCCAGCAACTAAGGCGGCAAAAGTCACATTTTCAATGCCGGTTACGCATGAATAGTGAAGACCTTGCAGTTCATAATTTCTTGGTATGAAATTATCTTCCCAGCCCCTTGCATTCCCTCGACCAACAATGCCAGTCGTCTTAATTTCAAGAATTGAATCAATTTCGACTTTGCTTGGATCAAAGGTCAGATCTTTAGTGACTCGACCTTTTGGGTATTCAAATGAAGATTTGACAATCAAGAAATCAAGATTTGCCAGCATGAATGAATGCGCTTTGCTTCTAAGCATTACTGGCCATTCAACAACAGCGACATCGTATTCTTTAGCAAACTTTTCAGCGACGACTCGCTCAAGCAGATTGCCCCATTCCATTGCTTCATTCGTTTCATTAATTCGCTCTACTCGCCCTGATTTCTCAGCCCACAATGAAAACTGCGATGCGTATGCTGATGATCCGAAAATTGCGCCAGCATCGCTTCCGCCAATGCCAGTTGATCTCAAATCAAGCCATTCATCATGAGTCAATTCATCTACATTTGCTATTACGTCACACAACATAACTATCTCCCTTGATTCGTTTCATTTAAAGATGCTTCTACAATTTGATTCATTCTTTTTGCATCTCGAAAGAGCGCAAGCGCAATCGCTGAATACACAGCCATGTCAATTAATGAATCTTCAACACCCTCGTTAATTAGAGTGGATCCTCTTGCCGCCGATTGCAATCGCCGCATTTTGTCGTTTGCTCGAATTAATGCGCCGATCCATCCTTCAACGCCGAAATCTTCTGATGCTCGAACATTTGCAAATGCATCTTCTTTGCGTCCATAGTCAGATCGTTTTCGATCATGCAAGATTTTCATTTCTTCTAATACGTTTTCAAACTCATTCATTTGGTATCTCCCTACCATCCATGTCCGCAATCATTTTGATCGGGCACATAATTTCCTAAACCATTCAATCGTTGAATCTTAATTGCTATGAAAACCTGTTCTGCTGGCGTTGCTGAATACTCTGCGCCGAAGATCCAACCACCATAAGCCATCCAATTTATTTCAAGGATCCCTAATCCTCCTGAATAAATTGATCCTCTTGTATGCCAGTTGCTTCCAGTTTCGCATTGAGCGACTTTTGCCCATTGTTCCATTACTGCTGGCGCAATAATCGGTTCTGGCGGCACATACCTAATTGATTTGCTTTGCGGGACTTTATTAATTCGTGCAACATTTTTTGTATTTGCTTGCGCTGGCATTGTCATAGCGATGGTCAATGCAACGGTCAGAATGATAAGCGGTTTCTTCAACGATCTCCGATGCTTGAGGCTTCCGCTTGCGAGAGTCTTTGAATGCGAGTCTCGGTTGCGCTGTCTTGATTGATGCTCTTAATCGTAAAAACTCCTGCAAGTACAGGTTCTTGTTGCATTAATAATCGAGCGTAGTATGCCCGATGATTATTGCTCAACTTAAAACCCGAAACATCAGTCGTTTGCTCAAACCATTGCCATCTCATTTGCTCATACAACATTGCAATTCCGATTTTCTTATGACCTCTCGCAACGAGGATCATGGCAAGCCTTTTGAGTTCTTCATACACTTTTGGATTTGCTCGATGAAAAGCCTCAAACTTTTCTTTAAGAGATGCATTCTTGTCAACATCTGCTTCAATAAAATCCCATAGCGTTGTCATGATTCCAACTCTGCAATCTGCTTCGCATAACGCTTGGCGGCCGAAGCAGTTTCAAATTGTTGAAACTCGCTAAGCGATTGAATCATGCCTTCTTGATCAATAAATCGAACTGTGTATTTTCGAGGTATCTCTGGCGCAAGAATCGGATCAAATTGTTCTGAAGAAATAAAGATGGATCCATGCTTGCCAAATACTGATCGCAAAGTTCTTGAGTTAAAAAATCTGCGCTCAAATTGACCAAAGAAAGTTCCGCCTGCTTCTTCATTATGAAAACGAATGTCTCTCATAGTTTGATAATGACGCTTCATTAGATGCTCCATTTCACTAAGACGTATGTGTTTGCTGGCTTTTTGTTTTTAGTCAAGTAAATCATTTTGCCATTTGATTTGATTATCTTCTTCGTGACCAGATTGTTGACCGCATCTCGAATGATTGCAATCGGGACTCGACTGCCGATTGCTTTTTTTAAATCTGAGCAAGTCATTGAGACTGGATACAAATTGCCTCTTGAATCCTTCTTCCGTTGATCAAGAACTTGAACGATCATCTTTTCGCAAAACTCGACATTCATCATGCACCTGCCTTTGAACCGATCTGGCAACCGATGTGACGAGGCGCAATGTCAAGCGACAACTTGCCGTCTGCCTCGAAGTAATAGTCGGGCATTATGTATCCGCATGTGTAATCAAAATGATCATCATCCTGACATCCCATGCACCATTGATCTGAGTGCGCCTTGAAACTCAAGATGTTGCGCTTTGATGTTCCTTGAATCATCTCTGAATGCAATGAGCAAATCAATGCCCACTTGCCGCCATCTTCAATTTCAGATCCGAACATCTCAACTAATTCAATCTGCTTGCTTGATGCCTTCATCTTTCCTGCTCCTTCTTGAAGTTACTTTGCTTCGCTTCAATACTTCTATCTTAATGGCGTTTCGTCAGCCAATGCAAGCATTTGTCAAACACCACTAATCCCTTGGTGTTTAGGATCTCAAATCTCTATCGTCCAATGATTTTCTCGATTTCCAGCCAATCAGAAGGTCGCCACACATAAACCTCTGATCCGATGCTTCTCAACTGATGAATGATTTCATTTTGTGCTGGAGACGTTTTGCCTTTTTCTCTTTTCAATTCAACAAAGATCAATTTTCTTTTCTTTACATGCCACATAGTCAAATCGGGATAACCAGCCAATGATGCTCTGCGAGAATCTGGTACTGAATAAATTGTCCAGCCATTCAAGCGAGCGTAGTGACAAACTTGATCTTGAAAATCTTTTTCTAATTGCAATGATTTAAGTTGCTCCCCTGAGAACAAACTAAAGTCCTTCGCCATAATCAGATAAAGTCATGACTCCAAATCGCCAAACTTCTCTCGCTCTTTTGGCGGCCAGCATTTCTGCATCGCCAGCCCATGCATGAACAACATAACCATGTTCTAAAGCCCATGCAGGATTATCTGTTATGTAACGATGACACATTCGACAAAGAGCCAAACAATTTTCAACATCAACTATTGATCCGCCTCGGGCTCTTGTTTTGATTTCATGAACATCAGTCGCATGATACGAGCAAAGAGGTTCGATGTTTGCTTCACATCGTGAAGATCGCTCAAAGACATCTAGGCGAGTCTGCGCTCGATCTTGGATCATTGATTTGCGTTTTTTTGATACCGGATTAATTTTGCTTCGTTTCATAAAGTATCTGGCATCTCTGTCTCTGGCCATTTGTCATGCCGTTCAAAGATTGTAACTGCCGTTGTCATGCATCGCTTACAGAAGTGAGGATGCGCTCCCCAGAAAGTTTCAAATCTTCTCATGTTCCAAACACCGCAACCATCGCAAGTCCCCGGTAGCAAAGTTCTTAATTCATCAAAGAAATCTTCAATGCGCATCAGCATTGATTCTTCTGGCATCGGAATTATTGTTAGTTCATTTGTAATTCTTCTGATGTAAATGCTCATGTCAATAGATTGAAGATCAATTAAGAGCAAGAGGAGATCCGGCAGAGGCGCATCTGTCGAATCTTGCTGTTTGAGTTGGATCACTCAACTACTGTATCGAATCCTGTTTCGAATCAGGAGTGAAGATGCCATTCCTCAGAGTTGCTCTCAGCAATCTGCTTCGCTCTGCATTGCTCAAGACATGCCCATACAATCTGATTTCTTCATCTCGAACACTTTGATCTTGGATTTGCATTGATTCAAATGATTGTTCTTTAGGATTAGGGCGTCTCTCTGACATCTCTGATGAATCTCTCTGATGCCTCTGAGACACGATTTGATACGTCTGATTCCGCCTCTGAGGGATCTCTGTGATGCTCCTGCCACTTTTGAAATCGCTCGGCAGAATGAAGCGGAAAACGTTGGCTCGGTGCTGGCTAGATGATCGCTCAAGGACAATGATCTGAGCCTTCTTCAAATAAATCAAAGATCTTTGAACTGAGACTCTACTGAGACCAGTCTTCTTCATCAGCAATGCTTGACTTGGTCTTGCTTCTGATCCATCATCGTGCGCATGATCAGCGAGAGCGATTGCAACCAATTTGACGGTTGGTGGCAAATCAAGCGACCAGATGTAATTCATAACATAAATGCTCATGCTCAATCTTCCTCAAAGAATCGGATCCTCGATTCTAAGCGTTGAATCCGAACCCCTGCGGCAAGGCGCATCTCCCGACGCTCCTTTGCAGTTGTTCCTCCCCAATAACCATAATTCTCGAAATCGAGAGCATGGTTCAAACATTCTAATTTGACAGAGCATGATTCGCACATTTGAATAATCCGCTCAGGTATCGCTATTCGCTCTCCTTCTTCGTGAGCATAGAAATGTCGCTTGTCTTCATTTTTACATGAAGCATCATGCCGCCAATCTTCTTGCACCTATTTCTTCGAACGTCTTGTCGCTCGGTTTAAAGATGTGATTTTCTGATCGGCTTGCTCTGCAATCATGTCTTCAATAATTGCATACGCTTCTAGTAAAGCGACCTGAACAAGTTCTTGCTTGCTCAGATCTCCTACTGTTGTCGCTAGTGATCCGCCATAAAGATTTGTTGCTTCTTCTTCTGTTATCTCTGCATCACCTCTCCTGATGGTAAGTGCTGACAAGATTGCTTCAACGGTTGCGCTCCACTTTTCTTTAGCCATTAGAACGAATACTCCTGTTCAGTAGTTCCCGAGTTGATGTTAGTCGCATTCCTTGAGATGTTAACTTGAGCAAAGGACATTGATGCGCCTATGTCCTCAGCAATAATCTCAATAACAGATCGCTTTTCTTTGTTCTCAGTTTCCCATTCTCGCATCTCTAGGCGGCCAGTCACGACAACTCTCGATCCTTTGGGAATCGAAGTCGCAATGTTTTCAGCAAGTTTTCCATAAGCAACGACATTGAAGAATGAAACCTTTTCTTCTGGTTCATTAGTTCTCTTATTGATCCATCGGCGATTTACTGCCACCGATACTTTCGCCGATGCTTGACCAGAGTTTAAGAAAATCAATTCAGGATCTCTGGTTGTATTGCCAATGATGGTAATGTTACTGCTCATACTGCGCTCCCTTGTTTGTGGATTTGTAGGTCTTGGTAAATGTGATTCATTATTGTTTTGCGAATGAACTCATTGACGGTGAGCCCTTCGCTTCTGGCGGCAATCCAAGTATCACCGACAAGATCATCTGACATTATTAATTCAACTATTTGCATTTTCAACCGCCAATGCCTTAAAGATCAAATCAATCTCGCCTCCATCAACATCGTGGTATCCAGTCACAGTTCTCTCAAGAACGGTTTCCATAAATGCTTTTATGTCAATGGGATTCTCTCCAAACTTTTCTCGAAGAACTTTCCTCAATGTTTGTTGCGGTATTGAGAGACTTTCACCCTGAACTCTTGAAACCGTTTGCTTCAATGATTCATCATGCCTCACTACCTTTTCCATCTCTTGTCGAGAGGGTCGTTGACGTTTGCCGCCTCGCATAACACTCATACCGAGATTTGCACATGCTCTGCCAATAGCACTCGTCTCTGCATTCTCCAATGGGCTCGTCACATTTGCGCCCTGATTTGAGAATGATTCTTCTGCAAGCCCAGTCGCAAGTAATAATTCGCCATTGTACAGAGATGCTCGCACAATGAATTGAACCTGCTTGCCAGTTTCATCATTGGAGTATTTGAGCAGATCCGTAATGATCCTCCCCTCAGAATACTCCTCATAGAAATCGGCAATTCGTTCAGCCACATCAATGTAATCATCAAGATTGAATCTTGCCATCTTCACTTCCTCCTTATTTGATTCCCAACTGGCGACACCAGTCGGTAACTGCTGATCTGCCTACGGACGTTCCGCATTCAGATAATTCTCTTGAGATCCCTCGAAATGATTTCCCAGCCTTTCGATTTTCTCTCAAATACTTTTTGAGATCTCCTTTGAGTTCATAATTCTTCAACTCATAGAGATGTGATTTCATTTGGATACTGCCTCCTTGTCTTTGATTTTGATTTTCATGCTAAGCCTTCTGAATGCTCTCGCTTCTTCAAGATCGCCATCCATCTCAAATCGCCTTGCAACGATCCTGAGCGCATAGTTAATGTCTGCAACTTCTTCTGCCGTTAAGTCAATTCGCATGAGTGATCTCGCTTCTGCCTCGACAAAAATCAATAGCAAACTCTTTGAAATCTGTTATGGCGGCCTCAAGCGTTTCGTAATCCCAATCCCATGCGCAGGTCGATTCAGTCGATCCGACTCGCTGACCTTTTACCCACATTCGAAATTGATCATTCAAAACATTCTTGAAAACACCAGCAACTAAAACTTCGCCGGGCTCGACTTCGCAACAAGTCCAATAAGACTTCGCTCGATCATCGCCAAGATTCCAATCAATAAACTTGATGTCATTCATCTACTGCCTCCTTTGTCTCGCTGTTTGCGATTCTTTGTTTGACGAGAGATGTCAAGAAATCCATTGAGTCTGCATTCCTAATCTCGCCGCCTGTTAATACCCATACTTTGAGCCCATCATCTTTGATTGAAGAATGAGAATGATTGCCATGATTTTCGCATACATACTCAACACAGCCATCAGAATGCTTCTGATTAATGCAATCGTATTGATCGTATGGCTCGCAACATGGAATGTCACCTTCCCATTCTAATTTTGTTTCAATCATCAAATGCTCCTCTCGCCCATGCATAGACAAGCCATGCTCCTGTCATTACTCCTAACAAATAGTTGATTGCGTTATGCATCAATTCACCCACCTTCCGCATTCACAGCAACTCCTTCTCATAGATGCTCGAGTATTTGAAATCATGTAAATGTATTCAGTTGATTCTTCATCCATCACTATCTCTGCTTCAATGCCAAACTCTCTAATGAAGCAAATGGCGCAGTAGCATCTTTGAGGAAATAACTCATGATTCGGATCATAAGAAATGACGAATCCGCTAACAACTTTTAGGCGGCCATCTTCAAGGTATTTGCTCATGCTTCTTCCTCCAATTCAATGAAGCCTTTCTTCAGCAACTTTTCAATCTGATCATGCATGTATCCGAGGCAGACTTCGAATGATCCGTAGTCTTCATCGCCATAGGAACTATCTGGAGCGATGTAGCAAGGCTCCTCTGGGCTCCAATGCATCGCATACTCCTTCGGAAAAGCAGAGTGATCAAATCGCTTTTTAAAAAGAACCCATGCATTCAATTCATTGTCTCGATCAATTCGAAATGCAATCTGGTGCTGTTTCTTATTTTCTAATGTCGCAAATGTTTTCATTAGAATCGGGCTCCTTTGTTCTCAAATTGCCAAACATAGAATGAATCAAATCCACATTCTTTGATTTCACCGCTTTGAAACAATGCATTCATTTTCTTTGCATCTGCAATGCCAACATGATTTCGCAATAAGTGTCGAGCATTGCGAGAACGATCTCTCACTTGCTCAAGTCGCTTGATTGCCTCATCAATGATTTCTTCATTGTGAATCAGATTTTCCATTACATAATCAATGACTTCTCGATCAGGTGTCTGATCTGTCACATCTTGATCCTTTAAGAAAAGACGATACTGGTGAGCAAGGCGACCAATAGAGGTCTTGCTCAGCATGTGACCATCTGCTTCTTGCAGATCCTTAATCGCTTTGCTTAACTGATCGGCGGCATCTTGAATCGTCAATGCAACAGCATCCGAAAAGTATGCGCTCTCTTTGATTGTCTTGGCGGTCATTACATCGCCTCCGATACGTTGATGAATTGCTTGACACAAGTTGAACCAATTTTGAATCCGCCCTGAGAATTAGTTTCATCAGTCGTTCCAAACTCGTAGCCATCGATGCCGATTTCTACAACCCATCCTTGCTTGCCAATCTTCTTTGCACAGACGATGCAATTTTCAAACCCATCGCCTTTACCATCTTCAAATAAATTGAATTGCTTTTTCATCTCTCACTGCTCCTTGCAGAGTTACTGCGCTTCGCTCTACCTGATTAATCATAATGGCTGATGAACAGCCAATGCAAGCATTTGTCAAACACCAACGGATTAGTGGGTTTTCAAACAAGAAAGGAGCGAGCCCCATCGTCTGATTGAGAAGACGATGGGGCTCTGGGAGGTAGGGAAGATGAACCCCACGATGCTTACTTTAGTCGTTGCGATCCTGATTGCAAATGGCTAAATACAGTTGCGCCGGCGTGACGCAATAGATGTCGCCCCAGTCATGAAACCATCCTCCATAGCGCAATGATTCAGCAACGAGAGTCGAACAGATCCATGTGTTATCTCTCCTGACAGCAGGGAAGAAATTGGGAGTCAAGATGTCTGCAATCAAAGAAATAATTGACAGAAATGAATACTTCATGCCAACTTGTTTGGTCGCAAACTCGAGGACTTTTTTAGCATCTGTCCCATCAGGTAAAGAGATGAGCAAATACTCGCCTATTGAACTGAGAGGTTTGTCATTAGAGATCCCTTTGGGCTCTGCTTGAATGACGTAAGCGACACCGCCTTCAATTCGGCTGACAAAGCAAACATGATTCCATTTAGAGCCATGTTTCCATCTCAACCATTCCCCCAGACGGATCATCCTGCCCATGATGCCATTTGATCGAGCGAAGGCGATGTCACCAACGACTGGATCCATACTACTTCGAATTGGCGGCAATGGCAAAGGTCTCGCCTTCTTAATTAATGGAAAAGAATAGTCAGAAGAAAAAATAGTCATGCTTAAACGATAAGCAGGTCTGACCATCCTCGCAAGCCGACTCCTGCTCCAATTAGCAATGTCACCATTCCTGCTGGTGAACTTGATCCTGATGTTGATGTGAACCATTTGCTTCCCCCATCCATTGCAGGAACTTGAATGACTGTTCGCCCAGTTGATTCAGAAATGACGAAATGATGCAGATGACCAGCAAAGAGAATCTCAGCATCAGCAACTTGCGTTCTTCCAAGAGCCTGCCCCTTCCACCATGATTCCATTTTTGCTTGAGCATTCGTTCCTGATCTGAATTGATGACCATGAGCAAATGCGACTGGGATCCCTTTTATGTCAAGAGTCATTGTTAAGTCATCAGAATTAATTGCATTAGTCGGAATGCTGACATTTTTGTATCGCTTAGGGTTGGCGGCAATGATTTCTGCAACTGTTTCAAATGCAGAGAAATCTCGATTGTCTAACCAATCAGTAAATGCTTTTCCATTTTTGCGATTCTCGCCATGATTGCCCGGAACCCCCATTGCAACAATCTTTGCTCCTGCATCAACAAATCCATCAATGGCATGAAGAATCAATCTTCGAGCAATCTTGTCTTGTTCTCGATCCGTTAAATCAGTTTGAAATGTTTGCATTGCATAGAAGCCGTCACAAGATTCAATGAGATCTCCTAGACCGATTGCGTACACTTCATTAGATACTGAACCGTACATTTGAAGTTGCTTGAAGCGATCAATGCTTCTATCAATAGAAGTCAGGATCCGATTGATAGTTGCTTCGGATCCACCATTTTCAGATTTTCCGATCTGCCAATCGCTCATCAAGATCACGAATGCTGAGGATCCTGATTTTTGCTTGATCGCAGACGGCTTGCGCTTCTTGATCTGATCGCAAAGAAGATCAATGTCGGCTCGATCAATAATCTGATCTCTCGGTTTGATCGTTGCTCGGTAGTATTTCATGCGGATCGTTTCACCATCTCTGGTGGTATCCCATGCTCGAATCTGCAAGGATCCATCAACGACCATTGTTCGAGAGGGATCAAGACCCCAATCTGCAATCAACTGTTCCCAAATTGAATCATCGGGTTCATTTTCAAGACAAGCGGTTATTGTCCCATCTTTGCCATTCCATTGAAGGCTTGGCTCCCATCCTGTCGGATGCTGATCCTTGTGTCGTTTTTTTCGCTCGAACTCTGAGAGATCAGGCATTACAGATGCAACGCTTCCATCGGTGATTGCGAAGCGAATCTTCGCTAGTCGGTTTTGAGATCTTCTGATTTAACCATTGAACGATTGCTCGATTTGCAATGTCATCAGTCTTAAATGCCGCCTCAATTTTTTCGACATCTTCTTCACTAAGAGTTTGAATGTATCTGCCAATGATGCAGATCTTCTTTTCATTTGTATAGAACTCAGACAAATCAACTGCCATGTGTGCCTCGCTTTAACTACCTCCGTCCACAGGATACTAACAGGTGACTGATGGAGAGACAACTATGCGCACATAGTGTGTGTATGGCTGGTGTATTAATTAATTCCTGAAATTGAGACGATTACTTCGCCCTCATTGATTACTTCTGTTGCGGTCACATCTTCGCCAGAAGAAGGAAAACAAGCCCATTGCCAAGTCCAAGTTCCTGCATTATCGCTAGTTTGAATGTCGCAATAAAAATAACCGGTATCAGGATTTTGAATTGTTTGAGTTGGATCTCCTGTTGGGTTTACCCATTGGTAAGTAACCGGAGTTTGCCCTTGCACTTCATAGGTAAAAGTAACATTGTCGGGATTGACGATGATGCCATCAATCGAAGTAAATGGCTCACGAGTATAGAAACGAAGGGTCGTCCCTTCGATGTAGTTGTAATTGTTTCCATTTGCATAACTCATGTCTATACCTCAACGTCTCCGACTACTGATGCTACCAAGATTGCGCCTCGAACTGTGCCGGGATGAGGCGGTATGAATGTAAATCCATTGGCTATTGTCGCAAATTGTCCTGAGAGGGCCCCAGATGCGTCTAGGAAGGCAGATCCATGCGCTGTGGCGGTATAGGTCGAAACAAGATTTGCAAAGCCCGGAAGGTATGTTGTAGCGGTTGCATTTGCGTAAAATGAGGCCGCCAATTCACCCAGAGAGTTTTCAAATGCATCGCCGGTTGCATCGGCATTGAATGATCCTGTTACTGAGCCCTGCCCATAGAGTTTGCCGGATCCAGTTGCAGATCGAGATGATGTTGCAATTAATGATCCTGAAGCCGGCAAGAAGGCAGATCCAACTGCGCTTAATGAACATGAAGCAGAGACTGTTGCTCCGCCCGGTAGGAAAGTGGTGGCATCAGAAGTAGCATCAAAGTATGCATTGATTTCACCAAGTGCTGGTTCAATTTCAAGACCGATTGCATTGGCATCAAATGTCGCAATGAATTGCGCAGTGCCCGGCTCAAAGGCTTGACCATCTGCATTTATTTCAAACGATGCATCTAATTCACCTGATGATGGCAAGAATGCTTCGCCGGTAGATTCAAGAACGAATGAAGCAACAAGGTATCCCTCAGAAGGCAAGTATGTTGTTGCATCTCCATTTGAATCAAATGATGAATCTAGTTCTGCAAATGCTGGATCAATTTCTTCTCCATTGGCATTTGCTTCGAACTCTGAAATAAGTTCTGCAACAGCAGGCTCAAAGGCTGAACCATCGCCAGCAAGTTCAAATGAAGCGACAGCAAATCCTTCTGATGGTAAGAATGTTTCAGCGATTGCATCAGTTGAGAATGAAGAATCTAGTTGACCAGATGACGGCAAGAATGCTTGCGCATCGCCAGCAAGTTCGACATCGGAATCAAGTTCGGCAATGCCCGGGAGATAAGTCGTTGCATCACCATTCGCATCGAAATTAGCAAATACAAATCCACCGGCGGCAGGAACCCAAAGAGCATCGCCATTAGCGTCAAAGGTCGAAATTAATTGCGCAGTACTGGGTTCAAATGCTTCGCCATAAGCATCAAACTCAAATGATGCATCTAGTTCTGCATTTGCCGGCAAGTATGCTTCTGCATCTCCATTGCTTTCAAAGTCTGAATTGACAGATCCATTTGCTGGCAGGAATGCTTCTGCTGTTGCGTTTGTTTCGAATGAAGAATCAAGTTCTGCAAATGAAGGTAGAAATGCTTCTGCTGTCGCATCAAGTTGTGACTCAGAATTAAGTTCTGCGCTGGCAGGTTCAAATGCATTGCCGTCAGCATTTGCATCAAATGAAACATCAATTTCTGCACTTGCAGGTTCAAATGGGTAGCCATCTGCATTGGCTTCAAAATCAACATCAAGTTCTGCCGTTGCAGGTTCAAAAGCAGATCCATCTGCATTTGCATCAAACAAAGCATCAAGTTCTGCGCTTGCAGGCTCATAGGCATTGCCGTCTGCTGTCAATTCAACTTCTGCATTAAGAGATGCAGATGCAGGCTCGAATGCATTGCCGTCTGCGTTCGCATCAAATGATCCATCAATTTCGGCAGTTGCTGGTTCATAGGCATTACCATCTGCAATCAATTCAAATGATGCGACTAGGAATGCTTCTGCCGGCAGATAGGTTGTTGCATCACCATTTGATACGACATCTGCTATCAAAGATCCAGTTGCGGGTAAGAATGCTTCTGCTGTCGCATTGAGAGTCCCAGATGCGCTTATTGATCCCGATGCCGGCAAATAGGTCGTTGCATCGCCAGCAGACATAAAGTCTGAACTAAGCGATCCTAGAGCCGGTTCAAAGGCATTTCCATCGGCATTTGAATTGAAGGTTGTAACAATTTGAGCAGTCCCGGGCTCGAATGCATTGCCAGTTGCATTTGAATCAAAACTTGCTGATGCAGATCCTTGACTTGGCAAGAATGCGGTTCCTGCTCCTGATCCGTTGAAACTCGCTGAAAGCGATCCGCTTGCTGGTAAGAAAGTTGTTGCTGATCCTGCGGTTGAAAATGATCCTGAAAGCGATCCTATTGCAGGCAGGTATGCAGTTCCGGTTGCGATCAATGCAACTGATGAGATCAGAGATCCATTGGCAGGTTCAAATGCGGATCCCGATGCTGATCCATTGAAACTTGCTAGTAATGATCCTGATGCAGGCTCAAATGCTGATCCTGAACCATTTGAATTGAATGATCCTGAAAGTATTCCTGATCCCGGCGCAAAGAAAGTCGCTGATCCTGATCCTGTGAATGATCCTGCTATGGATCCTGTTCCGTATTGAAGCGTTATTGATCCGGTTGCGCTTGCGGCGAATGATCCAGCAAATGATCCTGAGCCGGGAATGTAAATGCTGACTGGTTGCTGACCTGCTTGATCTTGAGCAAAGTAAGTTGATCCAAAAACTGCGGATCCAAACTCACCATTGCCTGATCCACCAAGAACGCCACCAATAAATGATCCAAGAATCTGACCTTGACCAAGAGGGAAGATTTGAACTTCTTGACCAAGAAGCGTTGTGCCGCCAGTTAATGATGCTGTCGCAGGAAGAAATGCAGAACCTGTTGCATTGGCTGAGAATGAAGGCGCAACAATACCGTTGCCATTTGAAACTGCTTGAGCCCCAGTTGCTTCTGCAAAGAAAATCCCTGCAAAGAAGTTTGCGCCGAACATCTCGGCTCCTTACTTAACTAGCAGTTGGAGGAATTACTGTGTGCCCAGTTGCCGCCAAGATGATTTGAGCCGCCCTGATTTCATCCATGCTTGGTACAGGAGTTGGTTGTTCAACAGGAGCAGTCTCCCAATTTTCTTTGAGGAACTGAGTCGCAAATGCTATTGCTGTTGCTTCATCTGGCCAAACCTTGCCAGCAAAGTCATGTGGCTGATGCCAAAAAGGAGTTTCATCTGGCGTTGGATAAGCGGTGTGCCATGCATTAATCGTAAATGGTGATTCTTTATCAACAGACCAATAAATCTTGTCGCCGTTGTAATCTGTTATTTCAAATGCATCGGCAGGAATGCCTGATGGGTATTGCATACCGCCTTCTGGTGGCGTGAATCCTGCTGGTGTTGTTGAAGTGTCGGACATGGGTCTCTCCTTAATAATAAGTTGTTGCGCCTTGAGTAATAATAAATGTTACAGGAAGCGTTGCGGTTGCGCTTGAATACTGAAAAGCGGCATAACCACCGCCTTGAGCAAATGATCCATTGCCGAAACTCCCGGTATAATGATAGTTGGTTCCTGAAGCAGAATTAATTGTGAACGCCGTCCATGAAGTTAGATTTTGCGAATAATAAGACGTCCAAGCAGATGAACCATTCAAACCAAACCAATAATACCCATTGCCCCAAGAAGCAGAGTTTTGACCGATTGTCCCTGGGATAGTCGAACTGCTCCATGATGTTGTTCCAGTTGTTTGATAATTGTATGAACTTGTACTTGTAAAACCTTGACCGGCGGCAAGGACACCAGCAGTACCACCATTGACGGCAGTTCCGGGTGCTAAATAAAGTCCATTTGAAGGCGCATACGGCATGCTGAATGCCGTCCATGAAGTTCCATTAGAAGAATAGTATGCGCCTGTTGTTGATAAAACATTGACTGTCCAGTAACCGCTATTGGGATTGTAAGCGGCGCAATGATCTGGAAAGTATCTGCTTGCAGGAAAAGTTCCTGTCGTCCATGATGTCGGCGCAGTTGTTGTGCAGTATTGGTATTGAGTTAATGTTCCGCCTTGAGGAAAGACAACCCAAGGGGTAGCAGTGCCGTATGCGTTAACAACGGTACCATAATTGTAACTATACGCCGCAGTTATCGTTGTCCAAGTGGTCCCATTTGTCGAGTATGCCCAAACATTGCTTGAGTATTGAATTGTCAAATAATAACCAGCACCCGGCGGACCGCCGAAACCTGTCATTCCCCAAACGGCTGATGTTGGCATAATTGTTGTTTGATACCAGTTGATGCCATCGATTGAGTTTGCTTGAAAAGCGACTGCGGTTCCACTATTGGTACCACCCAACCAAATACCATTTATAAATTGCATGTAGGTAAGTGCAACAGGAGCAGTGCCAACAGACCAACCGCCACTTTGAGTTGCAGGATTAATTGCAGAAAATTGACCGGAAACTAGTACTGATTGAGATCCAGGAGATACTAGCGATGCCGTTGCAATAGTTTGATTTGCTGAAATGTTATACGCAGTTCCACCAATAGTAACTGTCCCAGCATTGCCGCCAGCATACAAAAGCATGTTTGCGTATTGAGGAACATTGACGGTAAATGATTTGATTTTGGCAGTGACTAATTGTGTAGACAAAATAGGAGCAACTTGTCCGAATAAGTTGGTATCAATCGTTTGAGCAATCTGATACCCGGCAGTTATGGCTTGAGCAGATGTTCCATACTGCGCTCTGGTTATAGTGAGCGTGTCTGTTGAAACTGCTGTGACTCGAACAATTTCAGCGTTTGTTGTTGAAGGTTGAGTGCTTGGCGGCCAGATAGTCGCATTGAAAGGAGCCGCAGGAAATACTGTTCCTGTTCCTGATGTAACAACAAGTGACGTACCAGAAGTCGCTGGTGAAGGAGCAGTAGCGACAAGTGAGTAAGCAAAGTTCTTTATTGCATCAACCATTGCTTAGTCCTTTTCTAGTTGTCTGAGTCGGTGGTTGTTTCCTCGTCAGGGGTTGGTGGGATAACTGTTGCCACCGCCGAAGCGGTGAACTGCTGTTCGCCGCCCATGACTTATGACAGAGTTGTTGTAACTGCGCCGATAGCGAAAGCAATCGTTGAGCCGGCAGAGATCGCTCCGCTTAGTCCAGTTGTTGTTCCACCGCCCAGGTATGTTCCTGCTGTTGATGCTGAGAAAAGTCCGAAGTAAGGAACTCCACCTGCTTCAACTGGCATACCAGTAAAGTTCTGAGCGTTCGTTGAAGCCTGTGAACCGGCTGATGCTGATCCAAATGCGATTGCTTGACGAGCGTATGAACCACCAGTGACTTCACCAGACGCACCTGTTGTTGATGGGTCAGATGTGAAAAGAGCAAGGTAGTAAGTCGTTGTTGGAACGAACATTGCGTTCAATCCAGCGTTCTCTTGTGCAACAGGTAAACGAGCCATTTGATTTCCTTCTAGTAGTTCTTACCTCAACTGTACCATTGGGATTTCCTTTTGGTCAATTCGGTAATGTATTTACTCGATCATCCTATGCAGTTCAAGATCTCTCAGCAAGTCGGGCAGGAGAAATCTTTGGGCTTAAAGATCGTCGCCAATTCCCTTATGAAAACCAATGTGTTCAGCAAAATCAATGCTGACGTTGTCTAATTTCTTTTCAATGCGATCAACTGCATCGCGGAGGCTTGAACCGCCATTTGGCTTGGTCTCTTTGCGGATGTCTTCAAGTCGCTCGGAGACTGATTTTGCAAGAATGTTATGCCCAAATCGAATGACAGTCCAAAGCATTCCAAGAATAAAACCAACAGTCGCAATAATTTGAAGCCAAAAATTAAAAGCATTCATGCTATGGATTTGGCGGTGTATGAATTGCGCTTGCTGTCATTGCATTTGTATTGAATCTCAAATACGTCTGAGGCAAGCGACCATCTTGATTTACATGAACATAGGAAGGATCCCCTTGCTGACCATGCGAAACAGTCAAAGGATTCATTGCATTGCCGCCTGAGACATCAACAATAAGCGCAGTGTGCCAGCCTGTCCCGGGTCCATAGACAATTACATCGCCGGGCTGAACATCTTTCAAAGCAATCTTCTGACCATGAGCAAGAAGGGTTCCTGTGTATCCGGTGTGATTGTAACTTTGAGCATTTGGATCAGGCGCACCAGCCCAGTTGTAACAAAGAGTCACAAAGGCAGAACAATCAGCAGTAACAGGCAATTTTCCGGGTTGTCCAATTCCCGACATGCGCTGTGGTCCTTCTGAATAAGTGAACTTGCCATGATTCGTTGCACACCATTTAGCCCATGCAACTATGTTTTGTCGAACGTCAGTCATGCGACAAGTGTAGCGAGATTATTATTTTGTCGCCACTGGTGAGTATTGTTTCATGCAATCAACATTGCAGAATGATGTGTTAACAGGGACTGCATCTGAGAGTGAAAATTGCGGAACACCATCTTTGTCTTGAATTGCTTGATTTAAAAGAACAATGAAACCTGTTGTTTGAGATCCATTGAAAACAATTAATTCATTACATGAATCGCACGTTACCTCTGAAATCATTTTGATTGACATTTACCTAACTCCTTGAACTGTTAATACTCCATTGACGATTGAAGTGCCGGAACCAGTTGTAATGGCGGCAAGACCTTCAAATCCTATGGAATCTGATGTTGTAAAGTTTACAGGTAAAGTGCCATCAAGTCCGTACAAAAGATTTTGCCAAACGACCATAACTTGATCACCACCGCTTGCCATAAAGACACCAACCCCATTACCAAAAGCATTATAGAAACCGCCATTTACTGAGTAGTAAACATTTAACTGCGCTCTTGCTTGCGTTGATGGTGCGCCCCAGTTCCCATACATTGTTGCAGAAAAAGTGACAAGGTAAGTTAAATAACCACTATGACCAGCGATTGTAAAACCAGTTGCCGGACTTAGTGAATTGCTGATTGAAACAGAATTATGTTCAACACTCCAAGCATTGGGCGGTGTATAGCCAGTTGAAGGAGTAGCAACAGTCGAAGAAGTAATGCGACCATCACTACCAATAGTCAAAACAGGTATTGCAGTTGAAGAACCAACTGGACTGAATCCAGGATAAACATTATTAAGAGAAGCAACTTGACTGCCAGATCCGGGTCCAGCAGTTACGTCACCAGTTAATTGAGTAATGCCTCCGGTACTCGTAATTGCAACAGAAGATGCATTGGTCACAAGACCTTTAGAATTGAAAGTAATTCTAGGGACATG